ATGAATTTAACCCGTTCTGTTCTGAACAATGTGCAGACATATCTTGAGAGAGCCTTGCCAGATTATTCGGTACAGTTGATGCCGAATAATTTTAAGGATTATCAGTTTATTCATCCGCTTGGGGCGGTATTGATTGGCTATCAGCGCAGTAAATTCAAAAAGCCGTGCAGTACTGACTTGATTACGCAGGAAAGGCGCTTGCAGTTGCGTTTCGCGGTTTTTGCTCGTTCTCTGGAAAATGAGAAGGGTGTGCTGGATTTACTTGATTCTTTACGCTTGGCTTTGGTGGGATTTCAGCCTGACCATTGCCAGCAAATCCGGTTGTTGAGTGAGCGCTTTCTGGGGGAGGCCGATGGGGTTTGGCGATATCGGTTATGCGCTCGCACTGAGACGCTTCAAGTGGAGCAGCGTCCGGTGGTTAATCAGCAAAATCTGGTCAAATCTATACCGACTCGTGGTGAGATTAAGACCAAAGCTATTTCACAATCTGTAACTTCGAAGGAGTAATAATCATCATGGCAGCAGCTTATTTGCATGGTGTTGAAACAATCCGTATTGATGGCGGCAGTAGTCCGGTCTATACCGTAGATGGGGCGATTACAGCGATTGTTGGTACGGGTATGTCTGGTGCAGTAAATGAATTGACGGTGTGTCAGACAGTTAAGGATTTTAGTCAATTTGGTTCTGTGACAGGAGCTGGTTTTACTTTGCCTGATGCGGCTAATATTTGGACGCGTTATCAGTCTGGTGTGGCTTATGTGGTCAATGTGCTGGATCCGGCCAAACATAAAACGGTTGTTGATTCTGAGGTACTGGTTATCGACAGTGATACGTTGATGGCCAAAACGGCGCATCCGGCCTTACTGTCTGGCTATAAGGTACAGGCAGGTAATCAGACTTTGTCTGAAGGTACTGATTACACGCTTAATCTGGAAACTGGTGAGCTGACTTTTGTTCAGCCGCGTTCTGATGTATCGATTGCTTATACCTATCTTGATCCGAGCAAGGTAACGGTAGCGGATATTATTGGCGGCTATGAAGCGGCAACTGGTAAGCGTAAGGGTATGGAATTGCTTACTGAAGGGTTTACGCGTCTGGGTGCGGATGCAAAGATTTTGATTGTGCCGCAATATGATGCAGATGCAACTGTGGCCGCAGCGATGGTAACGCTGGCTGATAAGCTGGACGCAATTGCCTATATTGCTGCGCCGAAAGGTACTACGCTGACTCAGGCTATTCAGGGACGTGGTTCGCTCGGAAATATTAATTTTCAGACTTCTTCTGACCGCGCGCAGTTATTTTATCCGTATGTTACCGGTTCCAGTGGCGAGCTGGAAAGTCTGGCTACACATGCTGCCGGTTTGCGTATGAAAACTGATGTGAATCAGGGCTACTGGTTCAGTATTTCCAATCGTGAGCTTTTGGGCGTAACTGGTATGGAAGTGTCGCTGACAGCACGGATTGACGACCCACAGGCGGAAACCAATCGCCTGAATGAAAAGGGAATTACTACGGTATTTAACAGTTATGGTACTGGTTTCCGCTTATGGGGTAACCGTCTGGCCTGTTTCCCGACAGTAACGCATATCAAGAATTTTGAAACCGCTCAGCGTACTGGTGATTTGATTGATGAGTCGATTCGCCGTGCGCAATTACAGTACATTGATTTGCCTATTGATGATGCGCTGATTGATAGTTTGCTGGGTACGGTACGTACTTATCTGGGTACGCTTAAAAGTATTGTTGGTTTTAGTGTGAGTCTGGATTATGACTATGATCTGGCTGATGCTTTTAGTAAAGGGCAGGTGCCAATCAAGTATGACTATACCCCTAAACTGCCAGCAGAACGTATCACTAATACCAGTGTGATGACCCGTACTTATTTGGCTAATTTGATTAGTAACCAGTCTGCCGCTTAGGAATTAGTTATGACAGAATTTAATGCAATTTATAATGCCAATGTTTATGTTAATGGTAATAGTCAGTTAGGCCGTGCCAGTCAGTTTAAATTACCGGATATTTCTGTTGGACAAACAGAAACTAAAGGATTAGGGCTGGTGGGTTCGGTGAAGCTGCCCAGTGGTATTGAGGCGCTGGAAGGGGAAATTACTTGGAACAGTTTTTATCCCGATGTATTTACTAAGGTTTATAATCCGTTTAAGGCGTGCCAGTTGATGGTACGTGCCAATGTACAGGCATTTAATGCTTCCGGTCTGGCCGCAGAAGTACCGATGGTGGTGATGGTGATGGCTACGTTCAGCAAGAATCCGTTAGGCACTTATAAACCAAAAGAAAAGGCAGAATTTGCCAGTACTTTCCAAGCTACGGAAATTCATCAGACGGTTTCAGGCCGTGAGGTTTTGTATTACAACGCGTTTACCAATCAGTATCGGGTAAATGGTGTGGACATGCTGGCGCAGATGCGCGCAAATATCGGTATGTAGTTATTTTCAATTGGTAATGATGTTATTAAATGCTCACTCTGCTTATCAGGGTGAGCGTTTTTTATGGTTGAAATGCTTTTTTACGCTGAATGAATTCGGCGCTTATTGATGATTCAAGGAATAGATATGGCACAAACTGAAGCGCAACAGCTACAAGAACAATTGGGTACAGGTAAGGTTATCAAGCTGGCGGAACCGCTGCAAACGCCGAATGGTGTGGTAACGGAACTAACGCTGCGCCGAGTACGGGTTAAGGATTTTAAACGTGCCGCTGAGCAGTATCCGGATAATGCGGTATTACAGGAAGCACAGTGTCTGGCTATGGCTTCAGGGCTGCAAAGTGAAGATTTCGATGAACTGTCGTGGGAGGACTACACGCTGGTGCGTCAGTTTTGTCTGGGTACTCACTGATTGGGATGGTTTTTATCAGGCTGCTGCGGATTTAGCGTGGTGGTTTGGTTTTTCTCCGGCAGATATTGATGAGATGTCTCTGGATGAAATTTTACAATGGCAGCAACAGGCTAACCGACAGATTAAGGCTAAATACAGCAAGCTGTAAGCGGTTGCTGCCCGTTGTGACAGTACCGTTAATTCAATGCTGGTTTGTAGCAGGAGCTGTGAACCGGGGATGGGTTAACGGTAATGATTTATATGAATAATAAATAATAAGTTGGTGAATTCCAGTATCTCTTGAGTTATTGGATGAAATACATTGGTGCCGATATGGATAGTGGATTTGTTTCTGATTTTGGTGAGGTACAGCGTTCTGTTAAAGCCTTTGGTTCTGCTATTGGTATGGCAACCAGAAAAATAGAGGAGATGGGGCGGTCTGTACAGAGTTTGCAGGTGAAAATCCAGTCTATGGATAATTTGTCTGCAGCAACTGCGAAAGCAATCAGTGCTAAGAATAGGCTAACTGAAGCAGTAGACAGACATAACAAAATTCTGGGGCAGCGCAAGAAAATTGGTGAGGAATTAGCTAAAACCAAAAGTACTATTACAACCTGGATGAAGCCGGTTGAGAAGTCGGTGAAAATTCACATGGAACGGGAAACAGCGGAAACCGGGCTGAAACAGGCTATGATGCAGAAAGATGGCAGCATGGGCAGGTTTAATCAGATTAATGCCCACGCTACGCAGCTAAGTCTTGAGCAAGCGGGTAACAAAAATGATTATACCCACCTTGCTACCAGTATGAAGCAGGCCAATATGTCTGATGATGCGGTACTGCAGGGAGGGATGAAGGCAATTGCCAGTTTTAATGTGTTATTTGGCAAGAAGATTGAGGACATTTCTGTAGCCAAGGGGTTGATGCAGACTTATAAGCTGAAAGATACGGAATTGTCTGCTGGTCTGGACGCTGTGCAGAAAGTTGCGCATTCTGTGGGTATGAGTCTGGAGGATATTGAAAAATCTCAAGCTGCTATGGCTTCGCCCTTGCAAAGGCTACATCTGACTGGTTTACAGAATCAGCAGAAAATATATGCCTTGGAGGGAATGGCAATACATGGTGGTGTCAGCAAATCTGCGGCAGCAGATGGTATGGGGGAGTTTCTGGACAGGCTGGCACAGGGGCCGAAAGCTATGCAGCAGGCTACTGCTGCGATGAGTGTGGAAATGCGCCAGATGATGCAGAAATCAGGTGTGAAGTTTAGTCTATTTAATAAAGACGGCTCGCTTAAAGATATGCATGTGGTTGTAGGTGAGCTGGAAGCAAATTTTAATAAAGTTAAAGCGAAATATGGTGACCGTGCTGCGTTGAATATGATGGATGCGGTATTCGGGAAGCGTGGCGGACAGATTGCTTCAGCCGCAGCTCAGGAAGGTGGTGCAGGTTTTGCCACTATGCAAACCCGGATGGGTAATCAGCCTTCTCTGGATCAGCGTGCTCAGCTTCAGACTAATACGCTTGCGGTGAGTATGGGTAATTTACACGATGCAGTGATTGAGGTAGGCAATGCTTTTGGTGCCACGCTGGCACCTGATATTAATACTTTTGCTCAGGTAGCCAAAGATGTGCTGCTCAATACGGTATTGCCTTTTATTCAGAAGCATCCAGCGCTGATTAAATCTGTGGTGGCTTTTGGTGTAGGTTTGGCCGGGCTGCGGATGACGCTGCTGTTGGTTCGTTATGCTATTACCATGGTTACTGGTCCGCTGGCGCTATTACGTACTATTTTTGCCCGTTTTCAGATTGCCCGTGACCTCAAGCAGGGTGGTTCGGTGTTTCAGCGTTTACGTTCCGCGATTACCTCAGTGGGAAAGTCTGCCGGTTCATTGCGCCAGAAGCTGTTGTCTTTTGGCAGCAGGCTGGCTGGTGTGGGCAAGAATTTTGCGGTGTTCAATAAGGGGCGCTCAGCACTGGGTTTACTGCAAAAGGCATTTGCCACGATTGGGCGTACTGCCATTGCGCCAATTAAGAAAATTGTGCAGTCATTTGGTCTGATTACCAAAGTAGCAAAACCTTTGTTTACGGTTTTTTCCAGTCTGGGCAGGGGTTTCAGTGCATTGGGTAAAGGCCGTATTGTGCTGAATCTGCTGCGCCACGCGATTATGGCCGTAGGCAGGGCTTTTTTGATGACGCCTATAGGTTTGGTTGCTCTGGCAATTGGTGCAGCAGCATTGTTGATTTATAAATATTGGCAACCAATTAAGAATTTTTTTGTTGGTTTATGGGATACAGTTAAAACTAAATTTGAAGCAGGAATGAAATTTTTTAAGGAATTACCGGCAAAATTCAGTGAGTTTGGACGCAATATTATTGATGGTCTGGTTAAAAGTTTTACTGAGGGCATCAGTAGGGCTGTTAATGCAGTAGGTGAGTTCGCCAGTAAGATTATTAATAAGGCTAAATCTGTATTAGGGATTAATTCACCTAGCCGTGTATTTAAAAGCATAGGCGGTTCGCTGATGGAAGGTATGCATCTGGGGCTTGATCTCGGCGCAGACAAACCAGTTACAGCGATCGGTCTGGTTGCTGAGCGCTTACAGCAGAAATTCAAAAGCCGCTCCGGTACGTTGACTGCTCAGCTTAATGAAAAGATGCAGCTTAATGCAGCAGAATTTGCGCAGAATCGCTATCCGGCAGGACATGATTCCAGTGCAGTAACCATTAATTTTAATCCGACTATTCAAGTTAACGGTAATGCAGACCGTTCGGTGATTCAGCAGGCTTTGGCACTGAGTCAGCGCGAATTTGAACAGATGTACCGGCGCATGATGCAGGCAAAAGAGTTAAGGAGTTACTGATGTATGCAATGCTAGGAGATATTCGATTTGAAGTGTTGGATAGTTTCAGCAGTTATGAAGAAACGCATGGTGCTGTTTTTGCCAAACATGATGTGTTGGCCGGCCGTCCACGCCTACAGGCTACCGGCAATGATTTAACAACCATTCGTTTTGGTATGCTGCTGCACTGGAAGCTGAGTAATCCTGATAGTGCCTATACTGCATTGATTCAGGCCAAGGAAGCACAGCAGGCTCTGGCGCTGGTGTTTGGTTCGGGGCGTTTTGTTGGCTGGTTTGTTATTCAGCAGTTGAGTAGTACTACTTTGATTCAGGATGCACAGGGACGTACTGCCGCGCGTGAAATCAGTGTTGAGCTGCTTGAGTTTGTTGGTGATCCGAATAATCCGTTACCAACGCCGGGCATCATGAAGGGTCAGAATCCGCTGCTTTCTTTTATGCCGGATTCGATTAAAGGGGCTGTTAACAAGGTTGCGGCGGCGGTACAGACAGGGGTACGTATTTATCATGCCGTTGAGCAGAATGTCACTGAGATTCAGAACCTGCTTACGTGTGCGCGTACCATGCAACATAATACTTCTGGCTGGCTGGGTATGATTGCCGATGCGCTGACTGTTGGCGGCCAGACGCTAAGCAAACTAAATACTTTGCCTGAGGTAGGTGCATGGTTTAGTGATCTGTCTGGTGCGGCAGATTTCCTGTCATATACTGGTCAGGCGGTTCATCAGCTGGAAGAATGTGTGAATCTGATTCAGACCGGTTATGACAGTGGTGAGTGGGGAGACTGGTTGGATAAGAGTGAAAGGCTGTTATCGATGGTGGAGGATAGTATCAGTAATGCAACTACCGGCGCCCAGTCATTAATGGCGTGGCTGGCTGCGAGAAAGGATGAGGCCTGATTATGGTTGATTCAGTTTTGCAATATCAGACTTGTGAAGGGGATCGCTGGGATTTGATTGCACATAAATACTATGGTGATGCCACGATGCTTGACCGGCTGATTGCCGCTAATCCGCATTTACCGCTGGCTGAACAGTTTACTGCCAATCTGACGGTACTGATTCCAGTCATTCAGTCGGATACGCATACAGCGCAGGAGGATATGCCACCATGGATGCGTTGAGTCTACTGACAGGAGCATCCGATTTGGGGCGAACCCATCCAGTTACGATGCCAGACTTTACTATAAGCTATGAGAAAAAAGATATTACTCTGGCAATAAGGCCTTATCTGCTTAGTATCAACTATACGGATTATCTGGGCGAACAATCGGATGAGTTGTCGGTATCGTTTGAGGATACGGATGGCAGATGGCTGCGTAGCTGGTATCCAGATCAAGGCGATATGCTGTCGTTTACGCTGGGAGACCAGTTTACCGGTATGGTAAATCTGGGCAATTTTGAGATTGCTGATATTGATTATGCGTTCAAGCCCAATGTGATCACTTTGAAAGCTCTCTCCACGGGGATTACCCGTGCCAGCCGCACTTTACAGCCAAGAGCATATGAGAAAACGACACTGGAAAAAATTGTGCAGCAGGTGGCTGCAAGATTGCAGCTGGTGCTGAAAAATTCGATTGCCAATCTGGAGATTGAACGTATTACTCAGTATCAGGAAAGTGATGTGGAATTTCTGGCGCGGCTGGCAAAGCAGTTTGGCTATACTTTTAAAATTGTCGATCAGACTTTAGCTTTTATTGCCAATACGGAATTAACGGCACAAGAACCAGTGCTGGTGTTGCAGCCGGAAGAAGTAGTGTCTGCAAGTTTTCGTGATCAGCTCAAAGGGGTGCCAGATGAGGTAGTGGCTTGCGGCTATGATACTAAAGCTAAACAAGTGCGAACGGTAAAACGCAAAGGGCAGCCTTTGCGGCCGCAGAGTAAACAGAGCGCAAGTGGTGATATGTTAAAGATTGTGGCCAATAAGGGGGAATCGCAACAGCAGTTAACTGCACGTGCTGATGCTGCACTTACTGATGCGCGTCAGTGTCAGGTAACTGGTAGTCTGGAGTTGTTTGGCAATGTAAAGCTGGTGGCCGGTCAGATTATACGCTTGCGCGGTTATGGCAAGATGTCGGGAAATTATCAGATTAAGCAGGCCAGCCATAATGTGAGTCGCAGTTCTGGTTATAGTACGTCTCTGGAAATCAATATGATCGAATATATAGCTGATGATGCCGATGAGGAAAAATATGCAGAAACTGTATGAATTTGGGGCAACCTTACAGTTTGGCGTTGTGGAAGCCATTGATGCTGGCAGGCATCTGCTTAAAATAAATATTCCGGCTCTTGAGAATATGCAGACTGACTGGCTACCAATGCTTACTGCGGCCGCTGGCAGAAACTGCTTTTATTCTTTACCAGATGTGGGTGAGCTGGTGGCATGTATTCTTGATGCAAGAGGTGAAAGTGGAGTAGTTCTGGGAGCCTTATATAATCAGAATGATATTACCCCGACAAAGAGCAATGATATATGGATGAAAAAGTTTAGTAATGGCACGGTAATCAGTCATGATCGCAACAGTGGCGAGGTTTATGTGCATACTGCCGGCAAGGTGGTAGTAGAAGCAGATACGGTGTTGGTTCAGGCCAGTGAAATCACTTTGGATGCGCCGTCTACTACAGCTACAGGCAATTTACTGGTGCAGGGAAAATTAACCTATCAGGGCGGTATGGCCGGTTCTGGCGGGGGTAATGCTGCAGCATCGATTGCCGGCACGATTAGGGTTAAAGGAGGTGATGTGGTGGCAGATGGTACAAGCCTTAAGAGTCACACTCATCCAGATCTGACTTCAGGTGGTAATACAGGTACACCGAATTGATGTTCAACTAAACGCTCATTCATACCCGTTTTTCATCCCTGCCAACAATGGCAGGGATTTTTTATTACTGGAAAAGAGCTATGACAATTACACCACGTACCCGCCACTGGCAGCTAGCACCGCAGGAAAGCGGTGGCGATATTGTGGCCGGCATTGATGATATTAATCAATGTATTTTGAATATTTTAATGACACGCAAGGGAACCGATGTTACCCGTCCGGCTTTTGGTTCTAACCATCTGGATTATCTGGATACACCAGAAGATGTATTTATTCCCGGGGTGACTCGCGAAGTGATTCTGGCTATTCAGACATGGGAAAAGCGCGTGGTGGTGGAGCGCGTTAGCTTTACAGGTCATGCACCTGAGTTAACGATAACTGTCCACTGGCATATAGCAGGAGAGGTAGCAGGTGAAATTTATCAAACAGATATTGGATTGGTGCGTAAATGACAGATTTAACTAAGCTGGCGCGGGCAGATGTAAAGGTAGTTGAAGACGATCTGGCAACAATTCTGGCTGAGACGATAACTGATTATCAGAATCGTACCGGCAAGGTATTACAGCCGGCACATATTGAGCGTTTGCTGATCAATACTTATGCTTATCGCGAGGCACTGACTCGGCAACAGATAAATGAAGCTTATCGGCAGCAGCATGTACGCTTTGCTACTGGTTTAATGCTGGATTTATGCGGAGATGATGTTCATACACCAAGGTTACAGGCACAACCGGCTCAAACAATGCTGCGTTTTCAGGCCAAACTGACAGGTAAAGAACAGGTTGTGATTCCTAAAGGAACCAGAGTTACTGTAGATTCGCTGATATTTGCCACTGTTGAAGCAGGTTTGCTTACGGCTGCCAGTACCAGTGTTGAGCTGGCTGCTGTCTGTCAGTCAGCTGGTATTGTGGGCAATGGCTGGTCATCCGGACAGATTAATACTTTAATAGATCATGTGTCTGATGTAATTGAAGTTAAGGTTAGCAATATCACAACCTCAAGTGGCGGGGTGGATATTGAAAGTGATGATGCCTATCGGGTACGCATTCTGCTGGCACCGGAATCATTTTCAGTGGCTGGTCCGGTTGGTGCCTATGAATATTTTACTCGTCAGGTTAGTCAGGACATTATTGATGTTTATGTAACCAATGATACCGATAAAGAGGGTAACCCTTTAGGGGGAGTGGTTGCCGTAACTTTACTTACTAAAGCCGGTCTGCCATCAATGGAGCTGATTAATCAGGTACAGACAGCATTATCGGATGAACGTGTACGTCCGTTATGTGATCGGGTAGTAGTACGTGCACCCAAAACTTTCAATTATCAGGTTGCTGCAACCTTAACGCTGTTTGTCGGTGCTGATGCTCAGGCAGTACTGACTGCGGCTAAAGCTGCTTGGCAGCAATATCAAAACAGTCAGGAGCAGCGGCTGGGGGTGGATGTGGTACCGCTGGTGATTCAGGCTTTATTAAAGGTTGACGGCGTCTATAACGTTGCAACGCCAGAGCTCAAACTGACTACAGTTGCCGCCGATACTTGGGCGCACTGTACTAATCTGAGCCTCACCATAGCGGAGGAGGCTGTGGATGGCTAAGCTCACTTATGCTGCTGTGATTGAACGAGACCAGCGTATGCGGGCACTGGCTGCTCTTGGCTTGCGGCTGGATATGGTCAGCACACCACAGCTTATGCCACGGTTGGTAAATTTAGTACTGGCTGATCATCTTGAGCTACTGGCTGAAAGTCATTGTATTCTTGGTGTAAATGGTTACTGGTTGGCCGAAAGCGATCAGGCCAAACGCCAGTTGATTAAAGGTGCATATGAACTTCACCGCAGCAAGGGAACGCCTTGGTCGTTAAGAGAAATCGTTCGCCGTCTCGGTTTTGGTGAAATCACCATTATTGAAGGGCTTAATCATCAACAGCACAACGGGAATATTCAGCGCTCCGGTTTATATGTGCATGGACATAATGCTTACTGGGCGCATTACCGTATTTTGCTGAATAACCCGATTACCAATCAACAGGCCGCTTTATTACGTCATACTCTGGCTGCTTTTGCGCCGGCACGCTGCGTGCTGGCCAGTCTGGACTATACCGCCGTACCGCTGCAACACAATGGACAGGCACTGCGTGATGGCTCGTTTAACAAAGGAACTGCTTAATGGCAAATTTAAAAAAAGCTATGTTCTGGGACAAAGGCGTTTATCAATGGGAAGGTAGTACAATGTTTTGCAGTGACTTCTGCTTTGGTAGATTGCTTAAAAAACAATAGTACGTTCATATCCAGTACCTTAAATCCGTTTTTGAAAACAAAGTTTTTTCACTCAATTCTACAAACTAATGAAAATGAAGAGGAGTTCAATTATGATTAGTAATCAATTGAAATCCGAATATGTTATGATAATTAATACGTTGTGGGGTGGTTCACAGCAGTGTAACAGTATCGAGAATATAAGCGATGATGTAATTCGTCTGGAGGATGAAGTACTCACCAAAATCAGAAATGGTTCTACAACTATGATCGGCGTTCATGCTGTTTTTGAGATTTTTTATAATAAAAATTATAGTTCATGGGCTAAAGTTATAAAAGTTGCATTAGATACTGTTGATGCACATGCATCAGACTGGATTGCTGTTCTGTGTGGTAATAGACAGTACAGTGCTGTAGTTAATAGTGCAGCCGTAGGTTATAAGTCTCCTGTACAAATTGCGTTTTATGAAGCAGCAGGATTTATGTAACAAATTTGAGCACTCAATAAAGATTAGATTGAGTGCTTTTAAATTTATTTGTATTTTATTTAGGGTTATTTCGTCTTTCTACTTGTTTGATATGCTCATTAAGACCATCAGGACCCGAAGCTAATGCCTGCAATTTTTCATCAACAGAGCGTTTTGCAAACTCGCACATGCCTGCTTGTTTTTGGGTCTCAACTTTTCGAACTGCATTCAGCATGAGTGAGCGATCATGTTTTTCATCTTGCACATAGGAAGAGGGGATATTACTGTTAGCTTCAAGCTTAACAATTAATTCATCCCAGCGCTTAAAAACATCCTGACATTTCTGTGGAAGACCAATTGTACTGGTTCCACAAGCAGATAAAGACATACAGCAACATAAAATAAATAGAACTTGTTTCATATTTTACTATCCTTTTTTGTTGATAGTGAAAGCATATCATCAAATCCAGCTAGGTGCTATTGCGGCACGATGGAGTAGTAGAGTGTGATGACTCATTTACTAAAGGAATTGCTTAATGGCAGATTTAAAAGAAACTTTGTTTAGCAAAGGAATAATTTAATGGCAAATTTAAAAGAAACTTCATTCTGGGAAGAAGGCATTTATCAATGGGAAACTTCCGATCCGGTACTGGGTGGTGAAAATGGTATCGATAATGTACCCACTCGCCAGCTGGCCAATCGGACTAAATGGTTAAAAGACAATAAACTGGACAAATCAGCAACCGCAACAAATGCTGAGATGGCTAAAAGAGCGAACATTGCCGACAGACTAAGCGCTGCTAGAAAAGTGGGTGGTGTAGCATTTGATGGTTCGGCAGATATCGATTTACCTGGAGTGAACAAACCCGGTAATCAGAATACATCGGGTAATGCAGCCAGTGCATCTAAATTATTTAAGCCATGCAAAATTGGTGGTGTGGTGTTCGATGGGACTAAAGATATTGATTTACCGGGGGTGAATGTCAAAGGTAATCAGCATACTTTTGGTAATGCAGGATCAGCTTTCAAATTATATAACCCTCGGAAAATTAATGGTGTGCCATTTGATGGTACGCAAGATATTAATGTCACGCCTGCTGGCGCAGTTATGTACTTTGCTATGAATACAGCACCTGTGGGCTGGTTAAGAGCTGATGGAGCAGTTGTCTCTCGTTCCCTTTATGCAAATTTATTTGCAGCTATTGGTACTATTTTCGGCGATGGAGATGGGAAAACTACTTTCAGATTACCAGATTTGAGAGGTTTGTTCTTACGCTCTTTAGATAATGGACGTAATTATGATGCTAAAAGGGTATTTGGTAGTATTCAAGATGATGCTATACGTAATATAACAGGAAATGTTGGCTGGGGTGCAGATGCGCTATTCTCACATGTAAATGGTGTATTTAAAGGAATTCCTCGAATTAGTGAGCGGGTAGTGAAAACTATCGATGGCACAGATATAGCTGTTGACTATTCGCATGCATATTTTGATGCATCCTCTCAGGTGCCTACTGCAAACGAAAATCGTCCACGTAATATCGCATTATTAGCCTGTATCAAAATTTAAGGATCAAAAATGAAAAACTACGCTCCCACTATCCCTGTATGCCAACTAGACGAAAACAACTACTTTGTTGGTATGACTACAGCAGATTTGGATCCTCTGGAAAGTAACGGCCATTATCTGATTCCCAGACTCTGCATTCAGGCTGAACAGCCAGAGTCTAAAAAAGGCTTTATTGCACAATGGACTGGCGATAACTGGCAATATATCGAAGACCATCGAGGTGAAACGGTATACAGCAAGGAAACCGGTGAAGTAGTAGCAATTAATGAACCGGGGATATTACCTGCCATTGTTACCACCATGCCGTGCCCTGATATTTACCATCAATGGTCAGAGAAAGCCAATAACTGGGTAGAAAAAGCTGATGCCGCACAGTTACGCTTACAGAATAAACGCAACACTGCTGGTACTTTGTCTCGCATGCAAATGCTTTCCCAGCTGGAAATTAGCTTGGGTAAGAATAAGCAAGCTCTGGTTGAAGCTGCTGAAAATGCAATGTCTGGTATAGAATTAATCAAGATTCGCAATTACATTCTGGAAACGCAAAGCTTTGCACTGGAAAACGAGTTATGGTGGAATTTTCTGACCAACATTTTACAAATTCAGCAGGATAATGTATTTGAAATGTGGGCAGAAGCCAGAACAATTTAAAATCTGATAAAAAATAGACATATATCCTCGTTTGCGGGCAAGTATCTGTTGCTTGCCTTAGTATGTCTGAGCATCAGGATGATAGGCACACTCTGTTTATATCTGTTGCAGCATTATATGCTACAGCCAGCTTTAATTATTTGTATGAAATTTCTGGGGAAGCAGGAAGAAATTATTATTGCATAAAATAAATTTGTATAAATACGTAATTATTATAAGCTATTATCCTGATTAATCTGTTTTAAACAGCATGAATCGGAGTAAGAAACAGATAAGCTATATTTGTGTATTTTATGATGATTAAATTCATTGAATTTATAGAAAGGAGTAAATAAATTAGCTGTGCTAAACAAAATCCAAAGTGAAATCATCACACGCCTGAAACAAGGGCTGGGCTCGATGGTTAATGAGGTTGGTTTGTATTTCGGCGGGCTGGAAAATAAAGAGGTTTTAACCAAGATAAGAAAAAAACCGGCTATTTTATTAACCTTTAATCAGGCACAGATAAAAGCAAAAGGTTCTGAACGGCTACGTTTTGAACTGAGTGCCGGGTTTTATGTGGTGTGTATATGTAATCGTATTACAGATGCACCGCCTTATCCAAGTGCGGATATAAATGATCTGGTTTATGCGGTTTTACGTCTGCTTGCGGGGCAGAGATTAAATGAAGAATTAAACAGCTTTGGTTTACAGCCAAAAACGGTTCGTCCACTGTTTATCTCCCCACTAGATAGCAATACAGAAAATCTGGATATAGTCGCGGTTGAATTTGAAGCGGTATGTGATATTTATGGGATTGAAAGTGATCATTATCCAGAATACACCACTGATATAAATAATCCGGATTATGTTTTTAGTCTGTTTCCCGGCAAGCATACTGAAGCGCCAGCGCAATTTGGTTCTTTAGTATTAAATATAAAAAATAAAAGTATACAGAACTGATTTATAACCAGTGTATATGAAAGAGAAGATGATCGTTCAAGCAGCAGATGGTTTACGCGTGCCAAAGGAAAATCGCGTTAATTCTTATATTACACATAACCCAGTTAAGGTTCCAGAAAGTTTGTATTACCGTCGATTGGTAGCTGATGGTGACCTGATAATGATAACGGAAAATTTAAAAAATGAAACAGGAGTAAAGGAATGATTGATAATATTCAGTTTGATACTGTGCGCAGTGATATTCGTGTACCAGGCCGGTATATTGAATTCAATACGCGTACTGCAGTAAGAGGCTTGCCAGCCAATCCGCAAAAAATGTTACTGATTGCATCTAGATTGCCAAAGAGCAAACAGCCGGCACTGACACCAGTACAATTATTTAGTGATGCTGATGCTGCTAACCTGTTTGGCCAGGGTTCGTGGGCATATTATTGTGTAAAACAGGCATTTGTTAATAATCCCTATCTGGATTTAACGGTGATTACTGTTGATGATGCGGCGCAAAGTAATCCTGCTGATGCAAGTGTAACCATTAAATATTTACCAGATAATTCTGGCGTTCTGACAGTAACCATTGGTGGAATTGATTGCCAGACTCGAGTAAGTAATGATGAGGCTATTCCTGATGTTGCATCCAGAATGGCTGACGTTATTAATGAAGCGAGCACATTGGCCAGTGCCAATGCTGATGGTGATAAAATTATATTAACAGCCAGAAATACGGGTTCGATTGGTAATGAAATTGCCTTAATGGCATCTTTTAGTGCAGGCAGTGCTGTCGTGGATCAAGCTTTCCTCGATATAAAACCATTTCAGAATGGTAATGGGAATCCGGATATCGGTCCTGCTCTTGAGCAGGTAGCCGGCAGACACTACCATATTATCTGTAGTGCTTTTTCTGATGATTTAAATGCCAGAAAATTATCTGATCATATTGATCTGGTATCCAATGCGATTGAAAAGCGTGGCTGTATTGGGGTGATGGGCTGGCGCGGCACACTCAGTACAGGCACCACCTTTGCTAATGAAATCAATAGTGGCCGTATTACCATAGCCTGGTATAAAAATGCCATGGAAGGCAATGCCATTATTGCAGCGGGCTATGCCGCTGTAATTGCCGGTGAAAATGATCCGGCTCGTCCACTCAATACACTGGAAATAAAAGGGCTGAGGAAAACGGCTGATGCCAGCTGGCCTCTGTTTGCTGAGTTTAACAGTGCTCTGTATAACGGGCTGACGCCTTTGCAGATCGTGAATAATCGGGTGCAGATTATGCGTGCTGTATCTACCTATGTGAAAAATGCCACGGGTACAGATGATCCGGCATTGCTGGATATCACTACGATTCGTACACTTGACTATGTACGCGATGCGGTTAACCAACGTATTGCCTTGCGTTTTCCGCGTGAGAAGCTTTCAGAACGTACTCCGCTGAGGGTGCGCTCAGAAATTCTGGATGTGTTGTATCAGTGTGAAAATGCAGAAATTCTGGAGGCAGTTCTGGAAAATAAAGATAAATTGATTGTACAGCGTAATCCAAATGATCCAAACCGCCTGGATGCAGTTATCCCTGCTGATGTAGTCAATGGCTTGCATGTACTGGCCGCACGTGTGGATCTGTACTTATAAATTAATCATATAAGGTGTTAGTTTCAAGGTTAACACCTTGTCTATATAAAGGAAAAAATATGGCAAATAAAACAGGCGCTAAATATGCCGGTGCGGTAATTATGGAAGTAAATGGTCGTGAAGTGGAGATTATCAGCTTCAAACCGGAAGTGACAACTGGGCGTAAAGTAGTTAAGACCATGAACAAGTCCGGCAAAGTGCGTGGTTATGCAGATGGTGTAACAGAATACACAATGAGTGTCAGTGCAGCCATTCCGCTGGATGAAAGTGGTATTGACTGGGACAATATTACCAATGCAAAAATTACTATTTATCCACGTAATGCAGATGAAGCACGTATTAGCTATATAGGTTGTACCAGCACTAAATGTTCGGAAGAATACAGTGTAGAAAATGAAGCGCGTCGTGATATTGAAATGTTTGCATTGGATAAAGTGGTAGAATAATGTTAAAAGAGACTGGAAAGCTGGTTTATGGTCTGGCGTACAATGGCCAGATGTATTTTGATTATACTGTTAAGCCGCTGACTTTGGCAGATGAACTCAAGGCACTGGAAGTACTGGAAGAAACCGGTTTGATTGAAGATGTATCAGGTGCAAAAAAAGCCATTTTGACTACACTTGCTTATTGGGCACAACAATTGGAAGTTTCTGGTATTGATGCAGAAAACCTGAGTGTTGAATTTCTATTGCACAACCTTGCTTCAGAAGATTATCAGTCAATTTTAACCAGTATGGAATCTTTACGTTCAAAATCGATTGCCGCTGGCCAGTCAGACCCAGCGGCATCAGAGGAAGCGGACAGCAGCGTAGTTATGCAATAGCTCATAAAAATTATCGACAGGCATGTATTCTGCTGGCTAAATCAATGATTACGCCGGCTATGGTTAGCACAATGTGCCATGCTGAAGTATCTGTCTGGATTGAGACTGTTCTGGAGAGTATGGGCATAAAAAATGATGATGATAATGTTATTATTTCTTTACGCCAAAGAAAGCCAAAACCATTCCAGCCAGTTAAAGATAGTTTGTTAGCTAATCAGCCTGATTGATGAAAGCCCTGCTTCAAGGCAGGGCTTTTTGCATGAATGCTGCTCAGGCATATTCACTTCTATCCATTATTTTTAATCGGTCAGAATAAATATAATCAACAATTAGGCGAGAGTATTGACATGTCTTCAAATCAGGAGTCGCTAGCAAAACAGGAGGCCTCCATTACCAGAATGACTGAGGAGGTAAAAAAATTAGAACAGCAAATAAAGCGCACAGCTGCTGTTGCAGTCAGGGAAAGTGAGAAAGCTGGTAAATCACAAATCCGAATTATTCAGCAGATTCAGCGAGAGCAACAACGTGCTGCGGATATGCGATTACGGAAGGAAATACGCTCTGAACAAGAAATACAGCGGGAAATTGGCAAGACTAAAAATGCATATAAGAATTTTACTGCTACTGCTAATGCGGCGCAAAAGCAGATTCAGCATGCAACCAGAGCTTCTCGTAACAGTATTCGTGAGTTAAATAAGGAATTAGAAAAAAGTTCTAAAATACAAAAAAATATTGCTGAACAACAAAAAAAATCATCTAAATGGGGTGTAGCCAAAACGGTTGGCGGTGAAATTGTCAAGGGGGGAAAGGCTGTCTACGGTGCAGTTAAGCCGGCAATAGATGATGAAAAGAAATTACGTTCAGGTGTTATTCAGGCTGCTGTAAAAGCATATGGTGCAGATAAAAGTAAATCGGCAGACTGGATTAAAACTCAGGGCGTAAAAGAAATTCAGGGTTTGATTCAGGGTTTGGTTGCCAGAAATGGCGGTACATCACAGGCTGCGCTGAATCTGTTCACTGATATGTTACAGCAGGACATGACTCTGGATCAGGTTAAGGCAACTATTCCTTATGCCCATCGTACCATGGTCGGATCAGCTGCCAGCGCCGGTGAGTATGATCATGAAAATACAGCCAGACTGTACAAATCATTGGCAGATTATGGTTTGCAGGATAAGGATTATAACTCGGTTTCTGATCATATTATTGCGTCAAGCAGTCAGGGTAAATTTACTATTGCCCAGTTGCAGGGTGAATTACCAGATTTATTGTCTTCTGCCCAAAAGGCGGGGCTAACAGATACCGGAGGTATTGATTATTTAATTTCAGCCTTACAGGCTACATCAAAAAAGTCAGAATCTAATGACGACGCAAGTAAAAGCGTTAAAGCTTTGCTGGAAGCATTGGCTAATCCGGAATTGGCCAGTACTCTGAGTAAAATTAAAGACCCTGATGCATCAGGCAAAAATCTTGACTGGGATAAAATCAGGGAGCAGGGCAGTAAGCAGGGCTTGAATGATGCTCAATCCCTGATTAAAATCTGTAGTGATATTCTTGCTAAAGACAGGAATTACCAGAATTTAAAGCAAAAAGCCGATGCTGGCGATGTACATGCTCAGCAACAGATGCAAGTGCGTCAGGATAAGCTGTTATCTTTTATTCCTGTAGATGCCAGAGATGCTGTTAATGCCAATTTGAATAATAATCTGTTGCTGCCACAAATAAATGCGTTGCAGAAAGATGCTGATGGTTTGGCTGCCAAACAGTTAGCCGTGTTATCTGCGGATCCGGAGCGGCAGCAGGAAAAAAATCGTGCTCTGGCTACTTTAGGCAGAAGTAATGTAGTAGAACCATTAGTTAATTTTCAAACCAGATTAACTGAATTATCGGCTGAATTTCCTGCTCTTACTTTGGCTGTAACTGCTTTGGCGGCCGCTGCCGGTAGTGCAGCAACCGCACTGAAAGCATTGGGTACTTTGTCTGGGCAAAGAGGTGATATCGATATTGATGCTGGGGGTGATTTTGACAGAGAAAGAAGAAAATCGAACAGAAACAAAGGTACAAAAACGCCAGCCCGTCGGAAAACAGGGGTGAAAGGCAGAAAGATTCCAGCTAGGGTTCCTGGCAAATTATTAGGCCGGGGTAATTCGGCAGTAGCTGTCCTTGGTGGCGCTTATAATGTATATGCGATTCAGAATGATGACAGTTTAACCTATGAAGAAAAGAAGACAGCTCAAATAAAAAATGCAACCAGTACCGCGGGTGGTCTGGCTGGAGCTTGGGCTGGAGGTCAGGCTGGTGCAGCAATCGGAACACTAATATTACCTGGTGTAGGTACTGCGCTGGGAGGGCTGATTGGCAGTTTACTTGGCGGAATTGGCGGCAGCATCATGGGAGATAAGGTAGGCGATGCTGTTACGCAAAATAAGGATACTGAAGAAATAAAAGCCACAACAGGTGTAGGAAGCAGCCAGCCATACACACCAGATTTTCGGAATGCCTATGGACTCAATCCTGCATTATATGGGCAATCAGTGTTTGCCTGTGAAAAGGATCAGCTGATAGCAAGTGCTAATATGACGCCATCTGCTGCGATGATGCTTTCGTACAGAAATATTCCGGCTAATCTATCCGCTATAGAAAGCCAGTCTGGTGCTGGGCAGTCTGTGCTTGTACAGCAAAGTGCTGAATTTCAAAATGCTTTTCAAGCTATTGTACAGGAATTGGGCATACGTTTAGACAAAATAGCTACTATTCTCTCGAACCAGCAACAGGTTATTCAGAATAATCTTACGGTGACACTTGATGGCAGAGTGATTAGTAATCTGGTTTCACGCAATCAGATGGAAATGTATAACCGTGGAGGTGCACAATAATGACTATGTGGAAGAATAATCTGCAAAAGGCCAGTTACAAAAATGTTGCCTTTGATGTCATTTCTATCAGTGATAAAAATGAGAAAGCGCTGGTACGGCATGGCCGTCCGTTTGCAAATGGAACCGATATTGAGGACTTGGGTACACAGGGACGACAATGTCAGGTTGCTGCTGTCTATTTTGGTGCAGGCTTTGATACACAGTTATCACAGTTACTGGCTGTGCTGGAAGAACCAGGTGCAGGCACATTAGTTCATCCGGTTTTAGGCCTGTTACAAAATATGATTGCTGCAAGCTGGTCATTTCGTACTGAAGCTGATTCGGTTAATTATGTTGCACTGGATATAACCTTTTTTGAAGCAAAAGAATCAGCTCCGATATTTTTATTTGAGAATCAGTGGTTAGCCAAATTAGAACAGATACAGAATACTCTGGAAAAATATACACAGCAGTTACTGGGTTATTCTGAAATGCTGTTAAGCGTTCGGGAGGGAATTTCGTCTTTATGGGGCAGTACAAATGGTGTATTTGCCGCATTGTGTGGCGTAGCTGGCAGTGTTCGCCGCTTTTTCGATCTTGACCCTATAAAGTATTTGACCAGTAAAACTTTTTCTTCTGCATCTTACAGTCAGGACGTCAGCAGGCTTATTCATTCTGTAGCCACAATGGTGACAACAGGTCTGGCGAATGATACACAGTTTGCTACTGGCAGTTTAAGTACCAGACAGACTTTTGATTCTGTCAGTAACCGTGTAGATGGCCTGAATAAATTGCCTGATAATATTCTGTATAGTCAGGATAGACAGGAAACTGAGGAAGAAGCGATCAATCATGTACAAAAGATTGCTAATATTCAGATGCAACCGATTGCCCAGATTCTGCAATTATTGAGTCTTGGTGCTTTGATGCAGAATACCGTTACGATGATTGAGGCGAATAGTGACATAGTAACAGCAAACGAGTTGCTGTATATCAATAATAATCTTCGTCTGCGTATTCAAAAATTAATAGATATGTTACGTGAAACTTATGATTATGCTGATAATGTCAAGAGCATTAATGCTGCCAATATTTATACGCAAACAACGATAATGATTCAGTTGCTGGCCAATATGGCCGCACAATTTAATGATTATGCTTTGGCCGTCATTAATCAGAAACCGCCAATGCGTACCAGAAAAGCAGATATTAACGGCACCATTCATCAGTTGGCATATTTACTTTATCGGGATATTGAACGGGCAAATGAATTAATGCGTCTCAATCCTCATTTGTGTCATCCATCATTTATTCAGCGTAATGAGTGGATTAATTATTATGTTAAATGAAACTGAAATGTTGCCTTATCCATATGGCAATGAAGTGGTAGTGCGAATAGGGGGGAAAGAGCATAAAGACTGGCTTAGCTATGATATTGACAGTGATTTTCTGATTCCTGCTGATGCCTTCAGTTTTGAAACCAATGTTTCCCAAAATCAGGGTGTTTTGGCCGACTATAGCTCCTTGCAATGTGAGGTGTTAATTAATAACCAGTTGGTTATGACCGGAATTATTGGCCATCAGAATGAAATGATTGATAAAAACAACCATAGTATCGGTTTTAATGGCCGTGACCTTGCCGGTTTATTGGTGGATTGCAGTGTCAAACAAATTAATGTTAAAGGAATGAATGTTTTAGCTGCTGCACAGAAGATAGTTGAACCCTGGCCACAAATCAAAAAAGTGATATTAAAGGCTGAAAAAAATCCAGTTCTAGACAAAGTGGATATTGAACCCGGGGAAACTGCATGGCAGGCATTAAGCAAAATTGCCTATAAGGCAGGCCTGCATGTGTGGCTGGAGCCAGATGGTACGCTGGTTGTTGGTGGTGCTGATTACGCCAGCCCGCCAGTAGCAACTCTGTGCCACAGTAAAAATGATCGCAGACGTAATATTCAAAGTATTCATATTGAGTATAGTACTGAAAATCGTTACTCGGAAGTGACCTTTCTTGGCCAAAGTCACACCCGTTATGCCAATTCGTCAAAACATGATTTGAAATGGGTATACAAAGACGAAACAATGGTTTTATATAAGCCGAAAACAGTAGTAATCGGTGATGCTGAAAATCTGGAACAGTTGAAGGTGCAGGCAAAAAAAATGCTTTCTGACTGGCGTCTGGAAGGTTTTACTTTAACGATTACGGTTGCAGATCATAAAACTCAGGATGGCCTGCTGTGGCAACCCGGACAACGTGTGCATGTGATTGATGAAGAACAGCAAATAGATGCCATTTTTTTTCTGATGGGACGCCGTTTTTTACTGAATCGAAATGGCGGCACGCTGACTGAACTGCGCTTAAAAGAGGATGGAATATGGACGCCGGATGCTTATGTTAAAAAATCCGCCGTAGCACGATCACGTAAAGGAAAGCGTAAAGGTGTGACTAACCGGCAGATTAAACAGGTCAAGATATAACGGCGTATATATTTAATCGGAATAAATTTTAATTGGAGAGTCAGATGAGTTATGTTGCGAAGCTGGTAAACAAAACCAGAACGACAATTAATAATACTACCAGCTCAGTCCGGCAGGCTTTTCGAGGCAGGCTGACACGGGTAAATGCCTCTCAGCCGATTCAATCTGCTCAGGTAGCAGCTCTGGCCGATGAGGTTTTACAGGATGTGGAGCAGATACAGCAATTTGGTTTTACCAGTAATCCGCCCGTGGGTTCGGAAGCTATTGTTTTGCCCTTAAGTGGTCAGACCAGTCATGGCATTATTATTGCCACTGAGCATGGTGAATACCGCATTAAAGCACTGGCCGCAGGAGAAGTAGCTGTTTATAACCAGTCTGGGGCATCTATTACTCTGAAAAATGGCAAGCTGATAGAGATTGATTGTGAAACCTTAAATATTAAAGCACCGGCAGGAGTGAAAATCGAGGCTGCGGCTGGTGTGAATATCGATGCTCAGGCAGGCGTAAATATCATTGCCCAAAATGTTAATTGTTCACAGGAAATTACTGCGATAGGTCAGATAAATGGTAATGGCGGAATGAATATCAAAGGCGGGCAGGGGGCGATATTTTCAGGCAATATTGTACAGACTGATGGTAGCTATACCACTGTCGGTGATGTTAAAGCCAGTGGGATCAGTCTGGCAGGCCATGATCATGCTGTCAGAGTGGGCAAGCCTGTCTGATGGCTGCTGAAGCTCTTCAGCTTCAGGTAAAAATAGTTATTTTAATAAACTATAAAAATAACATAACCGGAGTAGTTTATGGATAGAGAGATAGACACCAGAACAGGTGATTACACCGGACAGATTATAAATCACTTACAAAATGCAGTTTATCTGCGTTTGATGACACCGCTGGGTAGTTATTGGGCGGATAAAAAATTGGGCTCACTGTTGTATACGCTTGAACGGGAAAAAGATTTGCAATCAGTTAGTTTGCTAGCTAAACAGTATGCGCAACAGGCTTTACAGCCAATTATTGATGATGGGCGTGCGGCAGATATTTCTGTCGCCACCATGCAACCACATAATGGCATGCTGAATTTGAATATACAGATAACGCAATTAACTGGAGAAAAATTTATATTTGAGTGTCCGGTTAAAGTAATTTAAAAAAATAATTAAATGGATTTTGAAAATGCACAATATTCCAACATTTGAGGAAATACGCCACGCTATTTTGCGTGATATGGTTTCATTAAATCCCCAGGCTGATGTTTCTTCAGATAGTGATAATTATATTCGAGCCAGCAGTCTGGCCAGTTGTGCCACGGGACAATATGCTCATCAGGCATGGATATTAAGACAGTTTTTTCCGGATACTGCGGATACAGAATTTCTGGAGAGACATTGTAATCTGCGTGGTATACGCCGTAAAAATGCTACTTCCGCCAGCGGAACAGCTATTGCTCGTGGTATTCCGGAATCATTAATTGAAGCGAAATTACAAATTATATGTGGTGAACATTTATATACTGTGCAGCAACAGGCTGTGATCGGAAACGAGGGCACTGCTGTTTTATCCATACAGGCGCATGAGGCTGGTGCTGCATCAAATCAGCATAATAAAGCAGCACAATTTATGGCTGCACCGATAGGTGTATCCAGCGATGTGGAAATCATACAAGCTACCGGCGGTACTGATGTTGAAAGCGATACTTCATTATTGAACCGTTTATTGGATTTATTACGTCGGCCACCTGCCGGGGGCAATAAATATGACTATCGTGCTTGGGCATTGAGTGTGGATGGTGTTACCAGTGCATATGTATACCCATTACGTCGCGGGCTTGGTACGGTAGATATTGTCATTACCAGTAATAATAATTTACCCAGTGATGAGATAGTCAGCAAAGTACAGGCTTATATTGATTCAGTGCGACCGGTAACGGCTAAAAACAGCTTTGTGATTAAGCCCGATGTCACCAGAGTTGATATTAAAGTTAAAGTACGCTTGTCCGATGCAAATCTTGACAGGGCGACAGCAGATATTCGACAGGCCTTGCAGGAACATTTCAGCGCTTTAAAGCCTGGTGATAGCGTGATTGCATCCCAGCTGGAAGCAGTAATCAGTGATGTATCCAGCGTTATTGATCGCAAAATGATCCAGCCCTCAGCCAATCTAATCGCAGAGACAAACAAAAAGATTGAATGGTTTATGCTGGGTAAAGTTGATGTGAGTTTGCTATGAGTTACGTCAATACTTTATTGGGGTTATTACCTCCGGTTGCATACAACCGTACTGCACCGGCAGTAAGAAATGCCGCCACAATTGATGGCAACTGTCTGGATGAAATACAAAATGCTGCCCGTCGTAAACTGGGCGTTATTGACCCACGCACATCTGGAAATTATATCGTGCGCTGGGAAGAACTACTCAATCTGGACGGCACCGGCAAAAACGGCCAGCAAAGAATACTGGCAGTGATCACCAAAATTAACGAAACCGGTGGCTTGAGTATTCCCTATTTTATGCAGATGGCCGCTTCAATTGGCTACGATATCACCATAACCGAGCCGCAGCCATTCCGTGTAGGTATCAGCCGAGCCGGTGGCAGACTGGCACGTGAAGACATTATGTGGGTGTGGTGGGTGAACATTAAAAATGCCGATAGCCGCGCAACACGCTTTCGCGCCGGAATGTCAACAGCCGGCGACAGACTGACCGCATATGGTGACGTAATTATTGAAAGTGTATTAAAAGAGCTGAAACCAGCATTTACCGATATACGATTTACATATAAGGACAAATAAAAAATGTATCCAATTGATACGCAGGACGGACTATTTCATGATGGTAACGGAATAAACGAACTGGGCACTGTATTGCCAGCTAGCTGGCTGAATCAGGTGCAGGCTGAATTAATTGCCATTCTGACGGCGGCAAGAATTAAACCGGAAAAGGCCACACAGAATCAGGTGATAACGGCAATTAAAATGTTAATAGCATCAAGTGCGCCAGCTGCCGCAACTGCCGATATTGCCGGAGTAACCAAGATAATTGACTCGCTGAACTCTAATGACAAATTCTCAGCATTATCTGCACGGCAAGGCAAAGTATTGAATGACAGCAAGCTGGATAAGGATGGTACCGCTAAAACTGCTGATACCGCATCCAGATTGAAAACAGTACGGAAAATTAATGGTGTGCCGTTTGATGGTAGTATGGATATAAATGCCACACCTGTAGGTGCAGTTCATTATTTTGCCATTGACTGGGCACCTACAGGCTGGTTAAAGGCTAATGGTGCGGCCATATCACGTACAGCATATGCAAATCTATTTGCAGCTCTTGGTACACGATTTGGTGCAGGAGATGGTAAAACTACTTTTAATTTACCTGATTTACGTGGTGAATTCTTGCGAGCTTGGGATGATGGTCGTGGAATTGATGCAGGTCGAATTTTTGGTACTTACCAAAAAGATATGTTCGAGTCACACAGTCATATACTTCCACAGTTTAAAAATGTTAATGCTGGAATAGTAAAACCTATTACTACTGGCGCAGAACTGTCAACAGTTGGAATTGGCAGAGATATTTCGGTTAGTAGTAGTGGCGGATCGGAAACTCGCCCAAAAAATATAGCATTACTAGCCTGTATCAAAATTTAAGGAATAAAAAATGGAAATTTATGCAAAAACTATTCCTGTATGCCAACTAGACGAAAACAACTACTTTGTTGGTATGACTACAGCAGATTTGGATCCTCTGGAAAATAACGGCTATTATCTGATTCCCAGACTCTGCATTCAGGCTGAACAGCCAGAGTCTAAAAAAGGCTTTATTGCACAATGGACTGGCGATAACTGGCAATATATCGAAGACCATCGAGGCGAAACAGTATATAGCAAGGAAACCGGCGAAGTAGTAGTAATCGATGAACTGGGCATATTGCCAGCTACTGTTACCACAATGCCTTGCCCTGATATTTATCATCAATGGTCAGAGAAAAAAAATAGCTGGGTAGAAAAAGCTGATGCAGCACAGTTACGCTTGCAAGATAAACGCAGGAGTGCCGGAACTTTGTCCCGTATGCAGATGCTTTCCCAGCTGGAAATCAGTTTGAATAAAAATAAGGCAGCATTGGTTGCAGCTGCTGAAAATGCCATGACTGGTATAGAATTAATTAAGATTCGCAATTACATTCTGGAAACACAAAGTTTTTCATTGGATAATGATAATTGGTGGAAATTTTTAACTGATGTTCTGCATCTGAATGAAAAGCAAATATTTGATTTATGGAATGATGCTATTCATATTTGA